GGCATGGACTGCAGATCCCATAGCAAATGCAGTTGATTTAGACCTCTTTGCGCCCTTCCAATGCGCTAGGGACTTTTTAGATACAGTTTTAACGGCGGTTGAGGAAATACCAGCCTGAGCGTGATATCCCTCATTACTCATCCCAACGACTAGCCCCATTTTAGGCTACTTGCCCTTCGAGGTCTGCTTCTAATGAACCAATTTGATCCATAAGTTCATCGTCGGCAGCTAAAATCATACTGCCTCTATATGACTCATCAATCCTCTTGTTTTCAGCGGTAATCATACCAGTTACATGGGCCAGTGAATCATAAGTAATTTGATCCATAGCTAAAGGTGAATCAAATTGAGGCGAGAAGTGCATCACATAGTAGGCTGCACCCTTCGGCGTTTTCATTTTCTCGGCACTCAGTATACTTTCAAAGTCCCAAAGATTTATACCTTTTGGCATCTTATTAGTTACGTCATGGTAGAAGGGGCCGTAGTTCTTACGTTTTAATGAGAGAACACAAGGTTCATTCTCAATGGTTATCTCTTCGCCAGCGGCTGTTTTTCCGGTGTAACTCACCACCCCTCTAACAATTCGATATACATCTCTTCCTTCAAAAGCCTCACGCTCTTTCGGAGACATAGTGATTGAATCCTCATACGTGGGCATCCCACACATCTCACCACCTAGTTGGTCTCTAGCCTGTGCCTTTTTGTTAAGAACTAAGAGTGACTTATTTAGAAGCTTACCATCGTCCCAATGTTGATATTGGATATGATTAGAAAATGCCCTAAACCGGACGCCGTCTTTAGCGTATACTCTTGGCTCCTGGTTATTAAGAAAGAATGTACCTAGCGGGATCTGATTACCCTGGGAGTCTTCTCCAAAACTGTTGATTTTTAGGGCGCCAATGCTTGGGCCTTTATTTGTATTACTACTCGCTGCACCTAATGCTTCAGAGATTTCATTTAATGATAAGCCATTTTCTTTTACTACTAAATCAGACATAGATTTTCCTTTTGGTGTGAGTGTTCATTTTAACACTTAGTAGACGGTTAGGTCAAGCATATTCCTCTTGATCTAACCAATTTTTTCCATGGGAAATTTCTACATCAAGAGGCACTACAAGCTTGTAACCAAACAACTTTTCTGAATCTTCACCTACTTTAGTTGTAGCCTCTGTAAGTAGATTTTTTACTATATCAATTTCATCTGGATGAGTGTCTGAAACGATTGAGTCATGCACAGTAAGGATCAATTTTGACTTTAGCTTATGCTCTCTGAATAGCCGCAATGCTCTGATGCATGCTAGCTGAACTAGGTCGGCTGAGAAGCCCTGTACAGGGTAGTTAAGTATCTGAGTAGAGTTAGTTACCCTGTTATTTCTAGTTCTAACCACATTAGGCCAAAAGTACTGCCTTCCAGACGGGGTCTGGACTATCCCATTCTTTAGGGTTCCTGTCATCAGCGACTGATGCCATGCATGGATACCCTCATATATATCGTAGAAAGTGTCTAGATAGGCAGCAATATGCGGGGGATGTCCAAATGAGCTCCCGCCGAATAGTGGCAAAAAACTCCAAGATTTGGATTGCTGCCTCTCATCTTTTGTGACCTCAGACGCATGTTTTCGATATATGATAGAAGCCGTCTGCTTGTGTATGTCCTTACCTTCAAGAATATCAGCAATCCCTTGTCCATCTCTTGACAGTTCGCAAGCCGTTCTAAATTCAAGGCCGGAGTAGTCGCATTCGAGAAGCTCCCCGCCTTCAAATCGGCTGACTATACAGGCGCGAACAGGGAAGCCTCGCTTCGGCTGGTTCTGGAGATTGGGGGACATTCCACCCCCAGATGAAAGCCTACCAGTGGCTGCTATACACTGATTGAAGTTAGGGTGAAGGAACCCAGATGCCCTAGTACCTCTCTCAATGCCAGCAACAAAGCTATCTAGGTAGGTAGAGATCGCACTTAGTCTACTAGACTTAGTCAGAAACTCTACTGCGATTTCATTGCCCTTGGCTTCAGCCTGTTTAGAAAGTTTCTGCAGAGTTACTTTATCTGTTTTAAAGCCATTAATGGATGCAGCCATTGGGCCTGACGGAACCATTTTTATACCAGCCGTCTGTCCTGTAGGCTGATACAGAGCCCCTGCACCCGCGCAGGAAGGGCATTTAGTCCTATTCTTGTAAGGGTCTCCCTGTACGCGCCACTTCTTACCATTCTTAATTTTAGTCTTAACCTTGTACTTCTGAATAGTTCCTATGCCCTTACATTCGGGGCAGCAAACAGCCGTAGTACGCTCTACTATGTTAGTTGTAGCCCGAACAGCATTAGCGAACTGACTTGAAGTCATTTTAGGCGGCATGAGGCTCTTACCTGCCTCATTAGTACCAATGTTGAAGGTCTTCTGATGAATGTTGCGGTCTATTACCTCGCGGGAGTAGACTACCTTAGTCATGTCAGCCCCACTATTCAGATTAATAGGAGTGTCACCCATTACCATCTCAACTATTTCATTTAGTCGTAAGGTTAGCTCTTCCTTCTCAATCTCAAACTCATTCTTGACCTCTAGTAAGACATCTAGGTCTATCTTGGTTCCGTTCATTTCGATTTCTACAAGGAACAGAAGCATTTCGTTCATAAAATTTATTACGGTAGTTAGTGACTGATTATGCTCTTTCTGAAAGTCTAGCTGTTGGGCGAGGTATATCTCACCACAAGTTCTAACGTCAGCCTCGGCGTACTCAATGACTTCATCCAGAGGCATAGCCTCAAAGCCAATCCCAGATTTAAAATTATCATCAACTAAGTCAGACTTTTTTAGGCTATCTGTATTACGGCGAAGGGCAGTATCTTTTAGACCTATACTCTTACGTCTACCCTTCGATAGGACGTACTCACCTATCATAGTACAGTAGATCAGGGGAGGTAACTCGAACCCCATTTCTAATAGCCATTCCACGTCGAACTTGGCGTTGTGGCAGACTAAAACTTTAGCAAACCTGAGATGTTCTTTAAGTCGTACAATACCCGAAGGAATTTCACATTCGTTGTGATACCAGATGTCGTTATGTACCTGCTCAACAGTAGTATCACCTAGCCATCCATAGTGGGCCGAAACACACCTGTTTGATGGGTTCTTAGGTGAGTTATCTATTCTACCGTCAATTCGCTCAACAGTAGTCTCTAGGTCTAGGATTAATATTTGTAAGGGGAGAGATAGGCTTGTGCTGGATAAAAGCCTATTCATTAGCAATACCCCCAAATGGGCGGTAGGTTACGAACCTAATGCTTCTATCGCCTTCTTTAATGCTGGTTGCAGCCAACTTGGATAGTTTCCTAGGGTGAAAGACGAGAGTATGTCCTCGAAAGACAACAACTTCGCTCTCTGGATCATGGCCTAACTCTACCAAGTACCTAGCCATTTTTCCGATTACTGAGCCGCGCTTAACGTCAAGAGTAATCCCCTCTAGTTCGCAGGAAATGAGTGTGTCCCCGAACAATTCTAAACTGAGTAATTTTTTCAAAACAAAGGCTCCCCATTTTTGTCTAATGTGATGGGCTTGAATGCCATTTCTTTTGCGGGAATGGGTCGAGAAGTTTTGGTTATAGAAACTATACCTACTTGCTTTAGCCACTGCTCTAATACGGGAGGTAGGGGGTCATACAACATAGCGAGACACCTTTCCTTCGAGGTTGCATTGGACTGTGCCATGCCAACCACTGATTTTATTCTTCATCACAGTAATCCATCTGGCAGGATCGTCTGGATTGTCTGGGTGATCCATCTTACCAATTCCAAGCATGATGTCGCTCTCTGCAGCCTTACCTAGCTTAGAGCCTTCCATCATAGACATGGTTATGCGCGTCTTACCTTCAGCCTCTGCACTGGCCTGAGAGAGACCTAGAATGGCACAATCATACTTCTTGGCGCACTCACGCAGCCTGTAGTATAACTCTCGCAGCTTTTCATGACCTGAGTTAAATTTCTCTACCAGGGCAATTTTGTCGGCCATGTCGATGACGCAGATTTCGGGCTTTTCCTTGGCTAAATAGCCCTCTAACATGGAGATATCCCAACCCTGGGCATCTACGAATATCAATCTATCTCTAATACCTGAGTATCTGGCGGCTGCAGCCTGAGGGTCTAGAGCAACTTCGTCCTTAGTCATGCCAGTGTAGGCTTGTATGGCCCGTAGCTTCGTCCTCTTAGCCACTTCCTCATTTGCTATGTAACAAACTTTAGCTCCTTGTTGGCAGAAGCCGCCTGGGCTGGCACATAGGCTTATGGCGAAGGCAGTCTTACCCACATTGGAATACGCGGCAATGACACCGAACTCACCTCTGCCAATGCCGTACACTTCTCGCGCCAGTGTTTCGATATTGAACTTAAAACGGTTATCGTCAGACACAACTGCAAGTAATTCGTAAATGTCATCCGTAACATTCTCACCATAATTATCTGGGAGATAGCCATCAGAAACTCTGGCTACTAGTGTAGTTAGTTGATCCATAGCCGAGGCATTACCCTCGGACATCATGATACCAAGATTAGCAACATCTAGTCCTATTGATTGCCGCCAAAGATTTTCAATTACTTCACTAGAAACGTCTAGATCTAACGGCTCAGCAGAGTTTATACAGTTGATGTTGTCTTCAATTTCTGCCGTCCACGAACCCGTAGAGGTCGGGTTTTTTGCTTTCCAATAGGATAACAAATCTATAGGCGTCAGATCTTTTGAAAATTTGTTATGGGCATCTGCCATAGTTGAGTAGATGTCTTTTAGATTATCATCAAACAAAGCAGGTCGAAGCCTAGATTTATTTTCTTCATAAAACTGGTGAGATAAGCAGCTTTTTAGTAGTGAGTGGTCAGTCATGTATCATCCTTGCCGTTTGCTAAAACTTAGTTAGGTGCAACAGCTAACATGACAGAGGACAAAAAAATAGCCCCTAATTTCTTAGAGGCCATTTTAATTTAAGCAGCTAGATAGTCATTATTCAGTGTTATATTAATATCACTTATTTTGTCGGAATTTCATATTTTTTATGTCCGGCTTGCTTGCGCCACGACGCTCTTTAACGTCCAGTACCGTAAAAGAAACGTATTTATACTTCTCTTGTAACTCTTCAAGAAGGTTTTCAAGCATGGCCTCTGCCTTTGCTGCTTCTTGGAAGTTGGCTACGTCAAGGTCGGCTAACATGATTGCTCTTAGTTGCATGGTCTTTTCCTTTTTTTAAGTCGCTGTAGGCGATGCGACTGATACTTTTAACGTACTGATCCAGTACGCACACATTGTTATCGCAACCATGAGTTGCGCCCCTCATATTTTAATAGCTATATTTAGTAGGTGGTCCCATTTTCGGATTGGGCCACCAGGTAGCAACATATACATAAATCAAGTTGCTGTAATGCGGATACTTTGTACAAAAAATACCAGAAACTCCAGTACCTATGTGTTTAGCTAAAGTCACCCAACTTTTAACATATAAAATGCCGCCCGCTGAGTAACTATGGTGGTGATCCAAGCGATATTTCATATGTCGCATACACCTAATTCTTTTTCTAAGATGTTTTACTTTCGCTATCATCTTCATATCTGTGGTCCCCCCAATGACCCGCTGCCAGTATAGTCGGCAGCATTCTGCATTGTTTCTATTTGTTAAGTACACTTAGTATCTGGCTCGGCGTATTCAGTTTCAAATCACACTTAGTTAATCTAACTTTAATTGAATTACCAAACTTTCTCCCTTGATAAATTGCACTAGCAGATGCGTCTTTGTCAAGGACTAAATAAGCCTTAGTGTATCTACTAAGTGTGACGAAAATGTTAGTAGTTATTTTTGTTCCTAACATAGCTAAACCAACATAACCTTCTATTCGAGACACGGAACAGGCTGATAATACATCTTCTACTAAAACTACTGTGCTACCAGTGCCAACAGTTATACCACACTTAATAGATCCGTAAGTTAGCCACTTAGGTCCAAAACCTTTTAGTAGTCTGCCCACTGCACCGCCGTCCTGCATAAAGAGTATTCTGCTCGTAGCAGGGTCATATCTGACCACAATCAAATTATTTTGATAAGCTTCCCAGGCGTTGTTCAACTTTAAGTAATTCACTGCTGGGGCATAGTTTTCGACTGACGTAGTGATCAGTGGAACTGGTCGCCCAAGGCCCTTACTTGTAGTCTTCC